CCAGACTCTTTTTCAGTAGTGGTAAGTTCCATGTAGTTCTTTATTTTGTCTACATCGGAATAAATTCCAAGGGTCTGTTTAGCTTTAAGGTTTGTATAGTTAGTCCTGATTCTATGAGCAAGGAACGAACAAGTCTGATGGTCCCTTGCATTTGAAGGATAAATAATGTCTTCAAGCATAATGACTTCTATGCAAGCATCATCAGTTGTTTCAAAACTATCGTCTGCGTTTTTCTTAACATCATATTTCCAATAGACTTTAAGAAATGACGTACCCATCTTATTCTTTTCAAGCAACCAATCAGAAGCCTTATTGTAAAGGTCGAGAACACCCCCGCTAATCTGGTCATAGAAATGTTCAATCATCGAACACGATTCACGGTCTGCTTTCTTCTTCTTAGGCTTGACGTTGATATACGGTCTAACAGCAAACAAGGTGTTGACTTCCCTTGCATGGATGGTCTCAACTGCAATCGGAGTAACCGGAACGGAAATGTTGGAACAGTTGTTCCAAGGAAAAGATTTCTTCTGCGGCAAAATCTCTTCGTACTGTTTAATCCACTTTTCCCAACGGGTAAGTTTATCAGTACGATCACGCAAAGCGGTGTCAATTTGAGTAGTCAACCACTCAATGACAGTCTTTTTTGTTGTTTCCGTTGCAGTTACTTGAATATCAGGAATCATTTAATCTCCTACTTCAAATGGATGTAAAGTGTTCCTGTGGGTACACAGTCAACAAATGGACGTTTCCAATTGTTCATATTAACAAATTCCATTACCTGACTTTGGCCTGAAGTCTCACACTTCATGTTTGCAAGTACCGGCCCGGCCTGAGTGTCTTTCCTGATAGTCATACTTGAAGTTGACTCAAGTGTAGGTTGAAACCAATACACCTTTGCTACATCAATAGTGTCTGGGGTAATACGAGCCGCCATGTGACCTGAAGTTATGATAATCGGATTTCCTAAAGTAATTGCCATGATACCTCCTATACTACAATTTTCGTGTTCTGTGTTTTACTGAAAGCCAAGGAAGGCTTTTCAACCCACCTTCTAAAAAAAGGCTTATTCTATTAGGTGTTGAAATGTCGTCCTTCCACGCCTGATAATCCGCTATATCTTCACTCGATGGTATCCATCCAGCTATGATTGCCATGTTCTTAACGGCTACGTTGGCAAAAAAAATTGTCCCGGCTCTTGCGCCGATATAGAGAACGTAGTTGCCGAAGTTTCCGGTGTTGTTTACATTGGCTGCGTAAATACTTGGTGTTTTTAATTGTCCATCAAAGAAACCAACCGCTTCATTAGTAGCTAATGAAAAATCACCCGTCAAAGCATAACTATGAAAGTTTTTATCATTAAGTGCTACAAGCGTATTAAAATACCATTGAGGTTGGTTCTGTCCAACATTACCACGCACACTCCATATAAAAGGGTCGTTAGCAGAATTCCCACCCTGAAATGCTCCAAATGCGCCTGCTGTAGAACCTAAAATTGTTGAAGTTTCAAAAATTAAAGCGGCTGCTGCTAAATTATAAGTGATATGCTTTATATCTGCCAATACGCACACTTTATTGTAAGCAGTAAGGTCTATTGAACTTGTGGTCTGCAAGCAATTACTGACTCCATTGAATACAGCACCATCATTAAAGTTACCGTTGTAGACTTCACGAATAGTTACGTTGTCAACTGTTGCACTCGCCGCCGCATCTTTCGCTAAAATAAAAGATGATGTACTTCCAGCACATATTGACTGTACCTTGAACGGGCCTGTTGCTGTAACATCTACAGCGGTTCCGGTTGTCCCCATCCTTACGGTTATTCCATTACCTCCTATAGCGTCTACCGTTCCTTCAATCTCGTATGTTTTCCCTGCAATAACGGTTGTTGCTCTCGATACACCCGTACCAGCTCCGGCGATAAGGTTCAATTTGCCACCGGATATTGTAGCCGCTCCGGTAAGTGTGAAGCCTGTTGACGCTGCAAATGTCCCCGTACCATTCCAGACATCAGCAGCTATCAGGTGATTACCACCAACTGAGTCAAGAAGGTTCTCCCGCAGGTCCCATGCGTGTTTCAGGTACGGCCCTGCGAAATAATCGGAGGGGGAACGGAAACTATTGATATGTCCTCTTGAGGAAATGAGCAACTAAGCTGTCCCTCTTGTGTAAGTTGCCTTAGCTCTCCATGCAATATTGACTGGGGTTGCCGCATAGTTATTATTGCAAACAATACGATAACTATTTACACCTTGAAGGTCAATTGGAATTACATACTGTTCTGCTTTGTTAAAATAGCGATTAGACGTTATCACATTAGTTGTAGGGTCGAGCAACGTCACAGATTCAGACCCACCCGCTGTTGCACGATTTACTACCGTACCCCACTGAGACGAAGCAATGGTTGTGAAGTCTCTAAAGAAACCTACATCATTCAACGCCCACACAGAATTACTGCAAGCAACAAGTGTCTGACCTGCCGCTACGTCTGCATCGGTATCCATCAAAGTAGGTTGGACTGTCCCTGTAACTATTTGGGTAAGATTTCGCCACGCACCATCACTTGAAGTGACAAAATTCTTCTGTATAAGGAACTGCGTACCAACAGGAGTACTACCTGTGGTTAGTCCGAAGTCAATCCCAATGTTTACCGCAAGGTCATGTATACAAGGAATCTCGTCGGTCTTGGAAACAAACGTACCCGATACATGGGTTGTCGGCATTATTTCTACTTCTGCTTTAACGTAAGTTGACATTAAGTAATCTCCTTTAACGGCAATGTACCGTTAATGGTAACGACTTCACCATCTATTGAAAATTTTGCTTCGGCAGGAGATGAGTTTATCCTTACCCATTCTTCAAGATTTCCTGATATACTGCTTATGTCAAACTTTCTAGGGGTAGAATCAACTATTCTAAGTTCTGCAATTGTAACTTGTTTTCCGTCAATGGTGATTGAGTCATCAACCTTCACTTCTACTACTCCGGTCAAAATCTGCCAAGCATCACCTATTCTTCCCAAAAATCCCATAGTACACCTCAGTACCCTGTAGTCTTGTTCATAGAGTCACGTCGTGTACGGTCAACTCTATTAGCGTCTATCTTTTCTTGTTCGCTCCATGTCCTAACCGGAGAATCATTGATAATGTATTTCACACAGTCAAGCATGTGGTTGTCTTTCTCGTTTTCCCAATTGCATGATTCAAGTTCAAAAATTGTCTCTTTGCAAGACTTGAATATGAAAAACCTGGGTTTCAGTACATTCTTGTCCCCATAAGACGGGGTGGGGGTCATAAGCTCATTTATCTTGTAATAAGCAGATTCGAACTTATTGTTTGCCTCTATACAACTAATCCCATTCTGCCTGAACTGCATCTGTACGGAAGTGGTTTGACCTCTCAGCTTGTCTATATATTTGGCGTTGGGGTCAATCAGCCTCTTGCGAGGAACGTCTTTACCCTCTTTCGCACGAATCTTTGAAGCGACTTCAGGAATCGTTTGGTCAGGTATGAACATTTCATCGTAAAGATAACAAGTACCATGAGGGTCTACCGCCATCCACAAAACAGCTACAGGGGTCGAGGGGTGAGGGTCAATCGCCGCATACCTTGCCCATGACTTAGGAATCTCAAAGTCGTCAATAACGTGCTTCTGCCGATAGAACCTCTTGTAGATCAACCCCGTCTGGGCTACAAATTCACCGTCATACTGCTCCTTGAAAATGTCTTCAGGAAGCTCTTTCTTGGCTTTCTCGTACTCTTCCTTACTAAAAAGTGGGTTCTCTTTTACCGATACTATCTTGGCGAAATAGTCTTTATCGCCTTCAACAGCGGGTATGTAGAACCTTTTGTATATCCAATTATAACCATGAGGGGTTGTAGGGATAATTACCCGCCCCTTACGACTACCCAACCTAGCCCTCAAGTAGCCATCAAATACCGTCTCTGGTAGGCGCGAAGCCTCAGACAGTATCATCCAGTCCACTTCTTCACCAAGTAGTGATTCGGGGTTTTCAGCCGATTTGGTGTATACCTCGGAACCCCAAGGGAATATTAGCACTTGAGGGCCAGGGGTCGAGTAGTGTATGTTTAGTTCACGTTTTGGTCTGAAACCCAACTTGACTACCATGTAGTCGTAAATGTATCTGAACTCTTTGGAAGGCTGCTCATACTTGGGACCGACTATCCAACCCCGTGTATTGGGCTTCATTATGTCAGCCAATACCTCAGCTGCGCCCCATTTTGACTTACCATACCGGCTACCGGCAAAGATAGCCTTGAAACGAGCCGGTGAGTCGTGGGCCTCTACCTGCGTCGGCCACGGAGATTGGTGGATAATCCCATTTTCATCAGTAACCTCACCCATGTAGCCAATGGACTTAAAAATGGCTTCTTTAATCTTGTCCATTTGGTTCAGGCAAAAAACAAATCGTTTCCCGCTTTATCCCCTCATTATGGAAATTATGGTCCATGAACCCGCAAAAATCCACAACATCATAAATCTTTCCATTGAACCCAATTGTCAGTTCAATGTCGTTTGACCACTTGTTTGTACGGCGTTTAAATTCCCGTAAGGTCATTCTACCCCGCTAGTTTACTAACATCTAAAGCATCCCTAAGCATGTCATAAGGGGCTTTAGATTTAATATCCAACTCCATCTTGGTACGATCCGGCACTAACTTGTTCAATAACGTAACATTTGCCTTCAGCTTCACAGAATCCGTATTATTACCTGATACCGACAACTCGATTATCCGGTCAAGTATCTCCTTCTGCTTACTCTCAAGATACTCTATGGCGTTGTCTTCCATGCCCAATGACTTCTTTATAGTTTCATTGTCCATTATTTACCTCAATTATATCAACAACTTGCATATAACCATTTGATTTCATTAAAAAAAAATTATAGCCAACTTAGTTTTTGTGTAAAAATTGTCTGTGATGAACCTTGTAAATTTCATCACCCCGCTGTGGGGGGGCCGCCCCTCTTAGTTATGCTACTATGCAACTGCATTTAACATAATATATATTATCAGACAGGCCATCATTCCTTAACTCATTGATAACATTGGATACTGTGTTGCATGGTTGCGCATACATACCATTAACCCTTATTGAAACTTGCAACTATCATATCATTATGCTACTGGGATCAGGGGACAACGGCTTAGAACTGGAGGTCCGTCTGTTCGTGGAAAAGGTATCCAATTGACAGTTTACACAAACCCTTGTTATCCATTGTAATGCTATTGTATCCTATATAATGCCTGTACTGCCTTTATATGAGTATTGTATAGTAAGTAAGGACTAACAGCCTCTTTAGTGAAAGACCTCTTTAAATGACCTGCTATGCACTCACAAGGGTACTATTGACACAATTTGTCAACTATGATAAACTATGACATTATGAGACAACATAAAAGCCCTGCCAAGAAGCTCTTGCCTTACCGTATCTACAACTCTAAAGAAGTCTCTTCGATGTTAGGAATATGTCAAGACTCTTTACGGAATCTCTTATGCCTTAATCCTCACCTTAGACCAGCGAATGCAGTCAAGCGCAAGTATCAACAATCAACCTTGTTATTCACGGATCAAGATGTTATCCGTCTTATCAATTTCCGTCTTAATGGGAAAGTGACTCTTTGACTCAACTATGTGAGTTACTACCCCATTATGGATATAAATAGACAATACCCCGCTGTCATTGTTATTATGATACTCCTCTAAATACCCTGCTATTTGTCCTAACGTCCTCATAATTTGTTAGTTTTCTAACATTTCCTGTTATCATTCAATGCTTTATACAGTATATCATAAGGTTTTAGTTTGTCAAGGGGAAAATTGCCCCACAATCATATTTGCATAAGCCATGCCAAAGAGCATAAAATAGCATATATTTATTTTCATTAAGTACGATTTATTTATTACTTTACTCTTGACAAGTATCACCGTTTCAGTTATATATATGACAACAAGAGCATAGCAATTGAGATTAAATATGAAAGGGGAACAGGACAATGAAATACTACACGCATACTGAATTGGTTGAGCAATACAGGGCGGGGCTTATTACATTAGATGAGTACTTCAAAGCAATACATTATTCGAGCGATTTAGTCCCTGTGAAACTTTAGCCCCTTTGAATAGCCCTTGACTCGATCAAGGGTCTTTTTAAGGAGTTAAAACCACTACAGGAGGACTAATGCCCTACATTCTCAAATATGACCCCGATTATAAATACCAGCCTCAGATCTGCTG